AATTTTATGTACGTGTCTTGAAATAACTCTTTCTGTTTGATCATAATCATTCCATTCACAAAAATCACCATCAATAGTATCGCCAGAAATTAAATCCTCATTATAATAAAAAGGACCAACAGGTGGTAATGTATTTGAATTATATTGACCTTCAGTTATAGTTGTATTTGATAGGAAGTTATTTTGGTCCCACCAAGAATTAGGTAGAGAAGCTTCTAATGGTTGGTTAAATTCCCAACCCTGTTTCATTCCTTTAGTCCAACCAAAATACCCTTTCCATATTGTTGTGAAAAACAACTCAGTTATCGGTCTATTTTGATTATCACGTAATGGTTTAATGTCAATGTCACAATTAAACGATAACGTATAAGATTGATTTCCTTCTTTAACCGAAGTACGATTTACATTGTTAGGACTTAAAACATCTTTTTCAAATTTGGATTTAGATTCAAAAATGTTTTGTTCAAATCCAGCCTTTATTAATAAGGCACATTCAGAATTAGTTAAAATCTTATGTTTTCTAATATAATACTCAGACCTAGTTTCGTTTGGATTACTTTTATTCACAATTCTTTTAAATGTACCTGAAGTCCCATTTTGGAATGTGGTTCCAATGAAACCTACATTAAAAATCTTGAATATATATTCCTCACTACCAAATCCTGAGTCGCCAAGACTATTAACCTGAAATATTGTCTCACCATTATAATCAAAAGGTAACTCAACATATTCACCTACCAACAATCCATGTTTCATAGGACAATTAAATGTTATATAATTACCATTATCATCACTTCCAGATGTTATAGTAAAAGGAATACCATCGGAAGATGTCCAATACCAAGAAACAGAAGTTTTAGGGTCAATCGCAAATAATGGTTTATTATAATCATTAATAAATGGATAACTTACATAGTGAGTCCAATTATATGTTGATGCACTTTTATTAATAAATGTAACATGGTTATTTGGTGGTTGAGTATAACCCTGAATATTATTATCTAATCTTATAAAATCAAACTCAGTATATTGAGGATAACCCTCCCATGGTGTGTTAGGGTTAGTTGCGTAAGATATTGCGTTATTAATTGCGTTAGTGTAATACAAATTATTTCTAAACGGAACATAAGTAGCTGACCCAACATATTCATTTTTAAATAGGAATGTATATTTTGTAACGGGTCTAAAAATTGTAGATGATTGTCGTTCATCATCAAAAACTTGTTGTAAACTTATATTAACATTTCTGTCAAATTCATCAATTTCTTTTTGAGTCTGTTCTAAAGGTACGTTAACAAAAAGATTTGTGTCACTAGATCCTTTATATCTTAAACTCCCTAATACTATATTTGTTGTATTATCAATCATTATTCGTTTGTATTAATATATAGTTTAGCAAATAAATCCATTGCAGTTTTACCATTACTTAATCCAAAGTAAAAGAAGTAAGGTGCCCCAACAATAATAGGGTTATACGTTGCCGCTTGAGGTGTTGGGATTGGATCCCCGTTAACATCAAAATTCGTTAAAACACCTAACTTCGTGGTTGAAGTTGAGTAGTAAGGATCCACATTAGAATCCAAATCTTGGTATCCTTTCTTATAGAAACCTCCGGTAACTGTAACATCTGTATACCAATTATTATTTTCAGAACCAAAAATATTTGGTGATGGTGTAACCGTCCACATATAATGTGGTACATCTTGTGTTTTTGGGAATCCGTAATAATCTTGAATTAAAGGGTTAAGACTATATGTTTCAAACCCTGGTGAAAGTTTTCTTCTGTAATTATAATTTTCTTCAGGTACTTCATAAAACACTCCAAATACAGGTCTAGGTGGTATTAGTGAGTCATCACCAAAAAAAATAGAATTGGCATTTGGGTAGTTCTCAACTAAGAACGGACTTACCTTCCATTCAGAATTAATTGATAACGATTGAGCAAAGTCACCATCTATTCTGTCCGCCCCTCTTGTACTATTAAAGAACTGAACAATACCAACACCTTCCGTATTACCATTTGGATTTGCAATAGGTAAAATAGCTTGTCTAAAGGTATCATTTAATAATCTTGATAAAAACCCAATTTGTATAACATCTGAATTATCTTGGTATGATGTTGATTTAACTTGATCAGCCATATACCCATTGAAATTTGAATTATTACATATTTCACTAATAAATTTATCTCTTGGTCCTAAATCGGCAATCGTAGTTGGGAATTGGATTTGTTTTTTATTATACCCCAATCCTGGATACCCAGTAATGAGTGAAGTTGGCCACAATGGATTTACCGATGGTGAATTTTTACCAATAAATTCTTGAGTACTTTCTTTCCAAGGTGATGATCTATAGTAAAAACCATTAGTTAATTCATTAAAGATGATGACATCATCACAATAATTATATGTTGGTTCATTAGGATTTGTTAAAGTATAAGTTGCAGTTTTATTAAACGCAAACATATATAAAGTTCCATTTATCCAGTTATTTTGGAACACTTGAGCAAAGACTCCACGACAAGCGGCAAATGTAATTGTAAACCTTGTTTTCCATTCTAAGAATAACGCAACATCTTCATCATATTGTGAAATATATTCTTTATTCAATAAACAATAACAACCTTTTTTCACTCTATTTGCAGGTACTGAACATTGGTCAGGAGGTATAACGGTAACATTAGTACCCGAACCTTGATAACATTTTAATGATACAATATTATCACAATCTAATGTAGATGCAATTGATGAAATACCTGAAGGTAAATCAAATTGTTCACCTGACGGTAATGACGATGCAATTCCCGTTGATTGTTGTTGTTCCGCACCATCCGCAGTATAAAAAGTAAAGTTTCTGTTTTGGAATAACGCAAAACCAGTTCTACTTCCCGCACCATCTTCAGTTTTTGTTGATGTTGGTAACCTATCACTTCTCATTACAATTTTTTGTGAATTATTAAAGTCAACACCACCCAACCCATAACGATAATATGCTGGTGAGTAAACCGCATTTAACATTGCTGGAGGATAACCTAACTGAATTTCACCTTCATTACCACCATCTGGGGTGTTAGTTGTCCATGTATTCGGATAAAGAAATTCACTAACAATTGGTGTATTATTTTTTGACCCAATGAAAGATCCTCCACCAATGTAATCAGTTTGCTGCCTTGGTAAAGTATAATCACTATTTGATGGTAGGTTAGTTCTATTTACAGTTAAAGCACCCAAAGTCGGCCATCCACCAGAAGAAGGTGTGTAATCGGCAAGAGACGTATCGTCAGTAGATAAATAATAATAAGGATAATTCGATGTAAACGCAGTATATATTGTTGAGTCAGGTGTAAATGTAAATGAATTGTGATATAGATTAGGTACGTTATTATTTGGTGTATTGTGTGTAATAGGTTTATATGGTGCCGACCCGTCAGGATTTGCCTGAATAGGTATATTCATATAATAAGAACCTTCAACACTAAGAGGTGTCGAACCAACAGAAACACCCCATGAAGTGTATCCAAATATTCTTGATAAATCGTATTTAATAGTTTGTTTAGTCGTATTAGGGTCAACACCTCTAACCAAAATAATAACCTCATAATCTTGATAGTTTTCCATCTGATATAAAGCAACTTTAGGTGTTAAGGCAGTATTATTAAAAGCCGCCCCACAAGTTGGCATTGCAACTCTAATGGCGTGTCTTAAATATTTAGAAGGGTATAAATTGGGATTTGTTGTATCATCTAACGCAAAAAACTCATTAATCGTTAACCCAGTAATCATTTGGAAATATTCCACATCGGTAGGGTACTTTAAGAAACCACCATCATTTTCTTGATATATCGTTAAATTTATTGTAGTTGTGTTTGATGGGTTATTAATGTTATTAGTGTCCGCACCTGAAACTTGGACAACTGTGGTACCCGTTATAGTTGTTCCAGTGACCGCGTTATTACCATATTGGTTTACAGTACCTCCAGTGATGTTAACTAAACCACTCGATTGTGTTGGGTTTTGGAATGTTATAATTTCACCAGTACCCATCTGATTTTTAGTCCCTGAACTAGCAAGTAAAACCACTACTTGGTCCTCATAAAAAGTATTACCCGTAAATTCATTAACAGTTGTTCTAATTATGTTAGGAGCATCAGGTCCATTCGGTAAGGTTATGAAAAATTTATCTCTTGTATTAAACTCATTTAATTTTTGAGGATAAGTCTCACTTAAAGGATATGCCCAATATCTTGGGTCCACACCTGAGTTTTCTTCTGCTGCCCACATAAATGGTTGCGGAGCATGATACAATGAAAACTCATTGGCAAAATATGTTGTTTTTCCAACATCCGCAGCCGTTTTGGTTGGGTCAAATAAAATATCATACCCCGAAAATAATCTTTTATAATCTAATAAAGCTCTTGCTGCAACATCGGCACTATAATCTTGTTTAACCGCCCCCGTAATTATAGTTTGAAAGAAACCCGACCCACACCAATACGGACCAGCACTTCTATCGTCAATATCTTCATCCTCAGGATTTTCCATATTTGGGTGGTCTATCTTATATGAACCCGAACTAATTACAGGTGCTAAGAATGTGTTTGCCGCACCTATACTTGCTTTACTTGATGAACTCTCACTTTCCGCATCAATACTTGCTTGTACTGAAGCCGCATCAATATCATCATCCAATGTTGCAGGACCACAATCACAGTCACAACTTGTACACTCAGGATATGAAATCATAGGTAGTCCTATTCGTGGGAAATTCTTAATCTTAAGAAGATACTTTACCGTAAATGCAATAAAAGCCGCCGCTAATGCAACGTAGAAAATTGCTTTTATTATCTGAAATGCAATTCTAAGAATAAGACCAATGTTAATTACAGGTCCACCAGGTACCGCAGTTGCAGTTGATTCCAATAAATTATTAATGGTATCAATTGCCGACCAAATCGCCCATATTGCAAACACAATACCCAAAACAATAAGTAAGTATTTTAAAACCGGCCAAGCCCAAGCAATAAAGTGGGCAACAAATAATAAAACTAATAACGGAAATGTTAATACGTTTATTAATATGTTAAATATGAAAAATATAAAATCAAAATTTCTAATAATATCATTAACAGGGAATGTATTATTCGTTGATTTACAAGTTCTATCATCAATCTCTTTAATCCCTAAGTGTCTCGCTCTTGATATTCCATTTTTATACCTATCAAGAAACATTGCGGTTGTATAAACTTTATTATAGTTCATCTCATAGAATGTATCCTCACAGTTAATTGCAGAAATAGGATCAACATAATCATCCCAATCCAAACTAAACGTATAAGAACGTAATAAATCAAAATAACTTTGTGGGAAGAACGTGAAATTAAATTGTTGTGGTTGTGTATTGTCAATTGGTGTTGATTGTATTGTTAAAATATCACCAGCACTAACAGGTATTACTGTAGTATCACCGTAATATGGTGAACCATTGATAAATACCGTAAAATTTTCAGTGTTTATTTGACTATTAAATAACAAACCACCATCTTGAGCAATCGATTCAGCACCACTAATAGTATTACCAGCAATCGTATCAAAAACTTTTGGTGTTGTCGAATTTGGTGCAAATGGTTCAGAACCAGATGAACTCCATCCATGTTCTTTAATATTCGGAACTAAGAAATTGGCTCTTTGGAATTCATTCTGTAACCCACCTTCATTATTCCATTTGAATTTAAATCTATATCTACCTTTTGTTGGAATACCTTTTGTCGGGTCGTTTGAAATTACTTGTTCTCCAAATTCATTAGTAACTATGTAATCTAAGTTCATCGGTACATTCGCTAAAAATGCTCCGTCCCCATCAATGATCTTCCCATCTTGTTCAAACTTATGTTCTTCAAGAACAGGTAAATTATTTTTATCAGGAAATATTGTTTGTCTTATTGCAAGTATTTGTCCAGGTCCTGATATTAAATCACATAGATTACCTGTGTCGTTTTTAGGTTTACAACTTGTTTTAAGAGCGTCATCATTAGTATTTGATATAATAGACCCCATGAAAATTGCATTAGGTCTAATGGTCACATTTGCCTCAGATGTTAAATCAAAATCAACTCTTGTAATTCCTATCTGACAGATGTCTTCTTGACCCCAAAGTGGTGATATATCAATATTCTTATTTAATGTCTTAATTTGAGGTAATTCACTTAAATTTGAAGACCTTTTGAATGTTGCCCCATTAACTTGTGTTTCCGTTGCTTGACCCGCATTAATTAAATCTTGCGGTGTTAATGAAAAACACCCAATGTCAGATAAGTCAACATCCATGAAAATTGTTTGAGTCCCCGTTGGAACTCCAAAAATCATGTAATCACCACTATCATTTGTTTTAACCGTATATTTGTAATATTTGTCATATACCTCAATATAAGTCTGATCTAATAATACCTCATCTCTATTTGGGAAAGTTCCTGTCGCTGCGTGAACACTATATGATGGATCGTGTGGTAATAAATTGTATCTATAACCCGCATCATTATTATCGGACAATGTTTTATAAGGATATAACTCACTGATTGTTGGATTTAATTCATCCTCGTTAGATAAAGGTATGAATACCGAAACTTTAGCATTTGGTATACCAAAACCTCCATTTACTAAAATCCTACCAACTACAACACCGTAGTCAGAACACACCTTTGTATAAAGATCTGATTGGTTAATTTTTAAAGATAGGATTTCTAAAAAATCAAAATCTTGATCTAACTTTACATTGATGTACTTGTCGACACCTACTTGGGTCCTTATTCTGTATGATTTTGGCATTAAAGTCTTTTTTGATAAATAGTTTATTTCCTATTTTCAAAAAATAGTTCTAATTAAAAAAAAATAAATTATCAGGAGAAATTAACTGTACTTAAATTGATAACTCTAACGTTAATATCTTTGTTAGGGAATCTAATTTGGTAAATTTGTGTTGGTTCAGCAAAAATAGTATCCGCAATTAATTGTATTTGTTTGGTCGCAGGATCTGAATATTTTTGAGATGTTTGATTTGACGAGTACTGACCTCCAACTTTATTGAAGAACTCCATATCCGAAATACTGATCACTCCATTTTCGGCTTGTATCAATCTTCTTAACTCAGATACAACAACATTTTGGCCTAATTGTCTTGTTGTAGGACTAAAGTATGTGGTAATGATATCAATAATTTTAGAAACAATCGCCCCTTGGTTTTGACTAGCATCTAATACAACATCAACATTAACAGATAAATCAATAGGATTT